ATGATGAGTAGAAATGAAGTAACACCTGAACAGGATTGGCATCGCATTGATATTGTTGCCGCTATTCACAAAGAGGGCCATACCATGCGTGGTCTCTCCGTTGAGGCGGGTTTAAAGCCTGACACGCTGAAAAATGCGCTTTCCCGTGCTTACCCTAAAGGGGAGCGGATCATCGCGAAAGCGTTGGGAACTGAGCCAGCACAAATCTGGCCCAGCCGTTATATCCGTAAGGCGTCGTGAATATGTTCTTTAGTGTGAATGAGTTAGTGGGAATGCCGGGGTTACCAGGCACGGCACAAGGGCTGCGCATGGCACTCAAGAAACGCGCCGGTAATGCGCCAGATTTGGTGCGCAAGCGCGAAGGCAGTAAAGCGTTTGAGTACCATATCGACTGCCTCCCCGCTGATACCCAAGAGGCCGTTCGCCAGCGTCACTTTAAATCGGTGCTGGAGCAGCCTGGCTGTAAGTCTGTCGGCCTGCCGGTCAAGCGTAATTCAGCGGTTAAACCGCGTGAAGAACTGGAGATCATGCGCCAATGCCCCGCACTGGTGGAGCGCGAGGTGGCCACGCTGACCGACGACCAGAAGAAAGTCGCCGATGCCCGTGCCCTGCTGGCGCAGGAAGTGGAGAAACTGCGCGCCGCCGGTATGTCCAGAATCGCGGCGGTGACATTCATCGCCGACGGTTCACGCCAGGGAACGCTGCCCGCGCGGGTCATGGTGGCGGCTGGATTGGCCAACGCCCGCAAAGGCTCCAGCCGTGTCGGCGTCAGCAAGAGCTGCCTGCAGGAGTGGCTGACTATTTATCAGACCACCAAGCCAGGCCTGGAGCGGTTGGCGTTACTGGCACCCGGTCAGCCTAAACGCAAGCGCCCGGAAGACGTGGTCTGGTTTTACGGCATGTTCTGGCCGCACTACAGCAACCAGAACGGCCCCAGCGTCAAAGAGGCTTACCGATCGTTCAAGCGCGAATGGTTCGAGACGTACAGCGACCAGCCCGCCATGCTGATGGCGCTGCCCTCGTATGACGCGGTGATCCGTTTGGTAGATAAGCTGCCATTACGGGAGCGTATGCGCGGGCGAGTGACGGGTTCGGCGGCAAAAGCCTTTGAAGTGTATCAGCAGCGTGACTGGTCACAAATGCCGGTTAACGGTTGCTGGATCTCCGATGGTAAGTCGCTGAATCTGAAAGTGGCGCACCCTATCCATGGCAGGCCGTTCACGCCGGAGCTGACGCTGGTTATTGATGGCCGGACACGCTATATCGTCGGCTGGAGCGTTTCCCTGGCGGAAAACGCCATCGCAGTGGCCGATGCCTACCGGCACGGCATGAAGCACCACGGCAAACCGCTGTTTGTGTATTCCGATAACGGCGGCGGCGAAACCAACAAGATGCTCGATGCGGACATTACCGGTATTTTTCCGCGCTTGCACATCGAGCATATGACCGGTATTCCCGGCAATCCGCAGGCGCGCGGCATCATCGAACGGCTGAACGGCGTAATGCCTGACCGACTGGCCAAGCGTTTCCTGACCTACAACGGTATCGGGGCCGACCCTAACGCCGTCCGGCTTCGCGGGCAACAGATGCTGAGTCTGTCCAACGCCTTGCGGGATGGGCGCGATCTGACCGCGCAAAACAAGAAGACGTTGAAAATACTGCCAACCTGGCGGCAATTGATTGATGCCGTTCAGGAGGAAATCGACGAGTACAACAATAGCCATGAGCACAGCGAATTACCGAAGGTTAACGGGAAATGGATGTCGCCAGCAGCTTACCGCCAGTGGGTACTGGAGCAGGAAGGTGACGACATCGAATACATGACGGATGGCGAATTGCGAGAAATGTTTATGCCAGAAGTTAAACGTGTTGCGCAGCGTGGCTGGATAGCGCTGGAGAATAACCAATATTTCTCGAAAGAACTGATAAACGTTGACCGGCAGGAAGTCCGGGTGGCCTTTGATATTCATGATCCGAATGAGGTTATTATCCGCCAGATGGATGGCACCTATGTTTGTACCGCCATCTGGAACGGTAACACCGCCTCGCCGGTGCCGGTGGCCAAAGTCCAGAAAGCCCTGGAAGAACGTGCCAAACGTAAGATTAAACTGGCAGAGACCAAAATTCAGGATGCGGAAGACGAACTACGCCCCGCTCTGGAGCATAAGGCTGACACTGATTTCAGCAAATTCATTCCGGTGGAATCCGAACCGGAGCGCGTAAGCAGTAAACCCTACTTATTCGAATCCGAATATGAAGATGATTTAAAAAAGTACGGTAATCACCGTTAAGGCTTAAAAAATGAATGTGATTGAGAAATTAAATCGCCTGATGGCGAGGAAGCGATACACCCAAAGTAAGATAGCCGCAAAAACCGGATTAAGCGCCGCGACTATTTCCCAATATTTAAAGGGAACCTATACCGGCAATATTGATAACGTTGAATCCGCTATCAATAACTTTATCACCCGCGAGGAAGATAGAGAGAAAAGCCGCGAGGTAAAAGCGAACTTTGTCAAAACGCAGTTAGCCAGCAAATGCCTGACGTTGCTGCGCAATACGCACCTTGATTCCGACATCGGTGTGATCTACGGCAGCGCCGGTCTGGGTAAAAGCATGGTGCTGCGTCATTACGCCAACAGCTACAAAGACGTGATCTTGATTGAGGCTGACCCCGGTTATACCACCAAGGTGCTGCTGCAGGAGTTGTGCGACCGCCTGGGTGTGAATAAGCGTGGCAATATCCACGAACTCAGCGAGAACTGCATCACCGCGCTGCATGACACCGGCTGGGTGGTGCTAATTGACGAGGCCGAGCTGTTACCTTATCGCGCACTGGAGGCGATGCGCCGCATTCATGACCGCTCAGGTGCTGGTGTCGTTCTGGCGGGGATGCCGCGTCTGCTGCTTAACCTCAAGGGCCGCCGTGGCGAATATGCCCAACTCTACAGCCGTGTGGGCATGGCGCTCGATCTGGATAAAGAGAAGGCAAAGCATGAGCGCGCCGATTTCGACCGCATCCTGGTGAGCCTGTTACCTGCTGATGACGATGAAAGCAATATCGAAATGAAACCAGGCTTAGCCGACGCCTTCTATAAAGCGTCAAAAGGTAATTACCGTCGCTTATTTAAATTGGCGCGCGGGGTGGTACGAGCCAGCGGCATCGGCGATCAAGGCATATCCGTCGCGCTGGTTGAGGAATATTCCAGCATGTTAATTAATTGACAATGGGAGGCGTTATGCAAGCCAGTGACTTTGATAGTAACGCGAATGCGTCTTTAATCTCTGCAATGGTACGAGCTGAATCTGTCATTCTGTCTTTATCGGCTCGAGGTATTACGGTGCAGAGCATTATGTTTCACGGCGGCAATCCGGTTATTCGCATTAACCGCCATGCGTACTGTGAACAACTGACCCGCTCAGGCAAAGCCAGTTACCTGCATTTTGGCAATGGTCGCCAGGGGGAGTTTAAGCAAGGTGTATTCATCCAGGATGGATGCCGGGTTATTTGGTCTGAATCATTACATTAAGGTGAACTATGACATTTAAAGTTGAAATAACCATCAATCACCAATCAGGTGGATTAAGTACGGATATCAGTTGTATCGGTTCCGGTTGCCAACACGAAGAGAGGCAAGCCTTACTAATAACCAAAGTGGTTAAGGAGTTGATTAAATTGACTGGCAGTAAAGAAATATCATTACCAACCTCAATTAATAAAGGAGAAAACCATGTCCACTAATACCCCAGCAAACGCCATCCCAGCCGGTTACTGGAAAGACGCGCGCGGCGTTCTTACCCCTGAAAGCCTGGTTAAACCGGTAGATAAAGAGCGCGATGCCCTGGTCAAGGCCATTATTGAACGTGCCAAGCCACTGCAGCAGGCGCTGCGCGATTTTAAACAGGATACCTTTGCTGATATTCAGGCGCTGGTTGACCTGTCTGCGGAGCAGTACGGGGCCACCATTGGCGGCAAGAAAGGCAATGTCACCCTGTATAACTATGATGGCCAGTACAAGGTTCAGCGCGCCATGCAAGACCGTATTGCCTTTGATGAACGTATTCAGGCAGCTAAAGAGCTGATTGATGCTTGCGTGGCCGAATGGACGAAGGATGCACGCCCGGAACTGCTGGCCATCATTGACCGGGCGTTCTCTACCGACAAGGAAGGCGAGATCAACCCCGGTCGGGTGCTGCAGCTCCGCCGCCATGATATTACCGATCCGCGTTGGTTGCGTGCCATGGATGCGCTCGCCGAAGCTGTCCAGGTGGTCAGCAGTAAAAGCTATATCCGCCTTTATGAGCGCGTCGGCGATACCGACCAATATGTGCCAATCTCTTTGGATATTGCCGGGGTTTAATATGCGGATTAATGAAAAGGAAGTTAACAACAGTTATATGGCTTATGCGCGTGGCGCTGTTCGCGCTGAGCAACGCGGCGATTATACAACGGCATCAACCTTATGGAATAAGGCTGCGACAACGACGTGCAATAGTCACAACCTGAACTGGGCATTATATCGTAAATCTCATTGCGCACATGCGGCAACAAAACAGTGGAGTAATCCAAATGCAAGCCAAGCAGTTTAACGCCTGTTACCCCGTAGGGACGTCGTTTATTTACCAACCCTGTAAGGCATTGCGTGGCGGCCAGCTTGTTAAAACGGTAGATATTGCAAGGGATTTAAAAGCCGCCACCGTTGTGGAAGTTAATCTGGAACCTTATTTCGTTAATACGAAGTCATTAACGCCTGCGGGTTAACTTAGCCCAATAACGAACTGATTTTAATTATGGCGCAATCCGTCACGGGCGAGCTTGCGCCTTATTCAGGAAATAACGATATGGACAGTAAAGAAAAGTATTTGAACAAAATTAAAAAACTGCTGAACCTGGCACGTAAAAGCACCAATGCCAGCGAGGCCGCCAATGCCATGCGCCAAGCTCAAAATCTGATGCGCGCGCATAAGCTGACAGCGCAGGATATTGACTTGATGGAAATCAGCGAGGTCAGCAGTAAAGGGGCACCATCCAATGCAGTAAAAATACCGGGCTATATGCGGATGCTTATCGGGATTATTCGTCATGCATTTGGGGTTCAAAGCTATTTGTCCTGGAAAATAGGCAAGCGCACGGTTGTGTTTTATGGGCCTGATGAACGTCCACAAATTGCGGCCTATGCCTTTGATGTGCTCACACGCCAGATGATGGCAGCACGTAAGGAATTCAGTGCCGGTCAGCGCAAAAGTATCAAGCGTGCCACCAAAACTGGCCGCGCGGATGCCTTCTGCGAAGCATGGGTTCACGGGGCATATCAGGTTATTGAGGCATTTGCCGTTACCCCGGAAGAAAAGGGATTGATGGAGGCGTATTACCAAAAAATCAGCGGTGATTTTGTCACTACAGCACACCGTCCCGCCAAAAAGGTGCGCGGGGATGAAGGTGCACGCTGTGCAGGGTTCATTGCTGGCACCAGTGCCACGCTAAACCACGGCGTGGGTGGTACTTCGGACGCAAACAACAAGCCACTCCAGATCGGGAGGTAATGCTTATGTATCTCTGCGTCAGCGGTTGCGAATACCTGGATAACGGCGATCGGCGCATCTACCACCTGACCGATAACAGCACCGTAGTGGAGTGCCCGAAGTTGCCAGGTAAATCCCGGTTCAAGTTCTACGACGGCCACAACCGCACCGTCTATACCAACCAGGTCAGAACGGCGATGAAAAGCGCCGTCGAACGCCATAAAAAGCAGTGGAGAATTCAATGAACAACATCATGATTGATATTGAAACCTTGGGTAAAAAGCGCGGCTGCCCGGTGCTTTCCATTGCTGCCGTACAGTTTGATCTGCAGACCGGCAATATTGGCGAGACCTTCTACGAACGAATGAGCTGTGATGCAGCTCTCTCCTATGGTTGGCCGGAAATCAGCACCCTGGAATGGTGGGATAAGCAAAGTGCTGAAGCGCGTGATGCCGCGTTTAACGGTGAACGTCACCCCGTCAGTGTTGCCGTTGAACTACGAGCCTTCCTGCAACGCGCTGGAGGTGGTCGCTGTATTCCCTGGGGCAATGGGTCAGTGTTTGATATCACCATCTTGGAGGGCTGGTTTGACAAGGTTGATCCGTTGGTTGATGCCAAAGGGGACGACATCTACCCCTGGAAATTTTGGGACATCGCCGACCTACGCACGCTAGTGCGACTGTCGGGGATTAATGTCAAAGCTATCTCATTCGCCGGTGAAAAGCACAATGCGCTGGACGATGCCCTGCACCAGGTGAAAATTGCCCATGCTGCCTACAGTGCGCTTCCGTCACCAAGTCGTGCTGCAGAACGTATCAAGGAGTTAGAGGCAATCGCCACCGACTACGCGTTTAAATTTCAAAAAGCGCAGGATGCGCTGAAACATGTAGTTCTGATGCAGGAACGCAATCACCAAGGGGAAAACGATGGCGAAATCAGCAACTGACCGCAAGGCGCAGCAGCGCGCCAAACTGGCCGCCAATGGCGGACTACGGCATGAGCTGGTACTCACGCAGCAAGAGGCCCATATGCTGGAACGAAACCGCCAGCGCCGCAATCCAGGCCGCGCGCCCTACAGCCGTAACGAGTACCTCAGCCTCCTGATCTTGTGTGACGATCAGCGGCTTGATCGGCAAGAGGCCGCACTGGGGAGCTGCCAGCGTTGCGGTAAGGCGCTCCCCGGCGGCTGCAACGGCAATTACAGAGGCGAAGCCGCCTGCTGGTTTACCCGTGACTGCATGGCGATGAATTTAACCAGCGCCGTGACCGGTCACGCAAATCTTGAGGGGGAGTAATGGCTAACGATACTCGGCATTACAGCCAGAATCTTATGGGTATGGCGATATATAATACAATGTGTATCAGTATGGATTCTACTCAATGGAAGGTTAAAGCCAATGACTTATATTTTTGCGCTGATAGTTATTTGTATCTGTCTTATCTCCAGAAAATCAAAAGTATTTGTCTTCTTGGGGATGTTAGTGGCCCTGGGTATATCAGCAATTCTTTTTATCATGTTTGGTGCTATCGCTGCTGGGGCTGCGTTCGGCTTATTCTGGGCGCTATCCGGCTACTACCAACGGCGCTGGGACGCGCAAGCCGTAGTCGCCGAGCCGGAGGGAATTGCTGATGAGCAAAAACCTCTTAAAGGTGATACACACGGGGAAAAAAATCCTTGGTTGGACTGATGAAGTCTATCGGGATGTATTAGCAAGGGAGACCGGCAAACGCAGCGCCCGCGACTGCAGCGACGCCGAACTGGAGCGCATGATCCGTTACATGCGCACCCAGGGGTTCGCCCCGCTTGCCAGGCATGGCAAAAAGCCGAACGTGGCCGCTGGGCGCAAGGCGATGGTCAGCAAAATTGAGGCCATACTGGCCGAAGCAGGCCGCCCCTGGTCATATCTCGACGGCATCATCAAGCGGATGCTGGGCGAAGTGAAACCGCTGGCCTGGCTGAACGATGACCAGGTGCGCAAGGTGCTGCAGATGCTGATTATCGACGCTAAACGGCACGGGAGGCTCTGACATGCAGACTATCCAACCCGACTATGAGCAGGTGCAGGAATTGCTGCCGGAATCTGTTCAACAGATTGCCAGTCTGATAGGCTTTCCCGCAACCAGTAAGCTGATCCAACAGTTTGGAGGCGTCCAGTTTCGGATTGGCAAGGGTTTGCGCAGCTCCGGCCAGCGCCGCATTGCGTTACTGCAGGAGACGCTGACGCCGGAGCAGGTCGCGCTGCTGATGCAGCATTTCAGCGGCGAAGACCTGTATATTCCCCGCTGCCAGGATGCCTGGCGCGAATGGCGCAACCGCTGCTTTTTGGCGGAGATTGAGCAGCTCAAAGCCGAGGGCGAGTCCCTCACCATGGCGCTGACGCTGCTGTGTCCCAAGTACGGCATCGCCGCCACCCGCGCCTGGGAGCTGTTGCGCGCCGGGCAAGCCCCTTCCGGCGGTGAGCAACCCTCCCTGTTCTGAAAAGTACCCACTACGCCCCCGTAACGGGTTAGCGACAACCACTTTCCCCACAATAACCCTCATTCACCAATGAGGGTTATTTTTATGTCTCGCTTTATCAATCTCCTGATCGTCCATTGCGCCGCTACCGCGAACGGCAAAGCCCTGGGCAACGCCAAAGAGAACGCCGCCCAGGTTATCGACCGTTGGCACAAAGACCGGGGCTTCCACCGCGCCTCGCCGGGCAACAGCAACGGCCTGACCAGTATCGGCTACCACTACGTGATCGAGACTGACGGCACCCTGCTGACCGGGCGTGACGAGTCCGAGGTCGGCGCACACGTCGCCGGTCACAACGCCACCTCGATCGGCGTGTGCATGGTCGGCACCGACAGCTTCACGCCCGCCCAGTGGGCGACGCTGAAAAGCACCATCCTGCGCCTGCGCGACAAATACCGTAATGCCGAGATCTGCGGCCATAACCAGTTCGCCAACAAGATTTGTCCCGGCTTCCATGTACCTGACTGGGTCGATGGCGAGTTAGCGCCGCTGCCGGGTCATATCGTCGATCCAAAGTGATGACCTTACTGCGCCTGCTGGAGCTTATCAGCAATCCGCACGGGCGGATCTCGACGTCGGACACCACGGTGGTGGGTGCCTTTATCGTCAGTTCCCTGGTGCTGCTGTGGTGCGCCTTCACCCGCCAGATTAATGACCTGCTATTCGGGGCGTATCTGGCGGCCTGGGTGGCGCAGAACCAGGCGTCGAAATTCGCCGCCCTGAAACGTGACCGCGAGGTGCCCAAAGATGGCAATCGTCCTGACAACGCTGGCTAAGCGCCTGGCTCCCGGTATTGCGGGGTGTCTGGTGCTGGGGGCCGTCGGGTGGTTTCTGCACCACCAGGGCTACAACAGCGGCTACAACCTCGCCGAACTCCGCTATCAGGGGAAGTTAAGCCGCCAGCAGTCCGACTGGGACATCGAGCGCCGCCAGCTTGCCGAGAAAAATCAGGCCGTGCTGCAGGCCGCGATGGCCAAACAGGCGGAGCTGGCCGAGCAGGCGCGCTTGTTGAGCCTGAGCCTGGAAGCTGCGCAGCGCCAACTGGCCACCACCCAACAACAGCTTAAAAAGAGGATCGCCCATGCCGTTCAAACCGATGGCCAACATTTTACTGGCCTTGGCCCTGACAGCCTGCGGCTCTACCGCGCCGTCCTTGGCTACCCCGACACCGGTGCTGCAGGTGTGCCAAGCGCCACCGGCGGCAATGCTGAGCATTCCACCGATGCCCGCACCGCCGGGGGAATAAGTCCCGGCCCCTTGCTTGACCATGCGACCGAATACGGTGCCTGGTGCCTGACGTTACGCAACAAACTGGAAGCCTTAAATGCCTTTTACAACCCAGGGAGCGCACCCAATGACCATTGAAATGGCGTTCAACATTGCTATCTCACTCATTGCTGCTTTGGGCGGCATATGGCTGCGTAGTCTGCAGGAAGAACTTAAAAACAACAGGTCGGAATTGGCCTCGATCCGCAACGAGTACCAACGGCGGGAGGATGCCCTGCGCGACAACCAGATCATGACCGGTCTGATGCAGGACATTAAGCGCAGCATTGAACGTATAGACGGCAAACTCGACCGCAAAGCCGACAAATAACAAGAAGAGATCATCATGGCCAGAAAACACAGCACTCGACGTACCCGTTGTAACCGCATTGCGCCAGAGCTGGCGGAACTGCGAAAAATCAGCACCCAGCTCGACAGCATCGAGCTGCGCCTGGACACCATGCAAAGCGATGCCGTTAAAGGCGGAGCCATCGCCGGTGCGGCGGCGGGCGCGTTCACTGGCGGCATCGTGGCTGCCGGTCTTGCCATGATCAAGGCTCGATTGGGGTTTTAATGGCGCATCCAAAGGAAACCCGCGACGCCCTGCGCAGGGCGTATATCTTCAGCAGCGTTTCCCTGGAGCTGGCTGCAGCCCAGTGCGGTGTCAGCTTTGCCACGGCAGGACGCTGGAAGAAAGACGCCAAAGAAAACGGCGACGACTGGGACGTTGTGCGCAGCGCCAACATGTTGGCGAGCGGCGCGCCGGAGGATGTGGCGCGATCCATCCTGGCCAGCCTGATGACACAGTTCCAGGCCACGCTGGAGAAGGTCAACAGCGCCAACGATATCCCGGCGCAAGAGCGCGTCACGCTGCTGGCGTCGCTGACAGACGGCTACAGCAAGGCCATCGCGGCCAGCAAGAAGATTTTGCCGGAGACCAGCCAACTGGCCACGTCGATGGAAACCATGAAGCTGTTTTCCACCTTCATCCAGGAACATTACCCCCAGCACTTGACGGCGTTCGTCGAGGTGCTGGAAGCCTTCGGGCCAATATTGGAGAAAAACTATGGCTAACAAACTGATTGAGCTGACGGCGGAGACCACCGTCCGGGCTGACGAGATAACCAAGGTCTGGGTCAGCAACGACGGCGACGTCTTTGCCAGGCTGCGCGACAGCGCAATCCACACCGTTGATCGCCAGTACGGCGAAACCCCGTTCCAGGCGTCAGCGCGTATCAAAGCCCAGATAGAGGCGGCGCTGGCGTGAAACAACTGATTGATGCCGGGAACGGCGTATATGTCGATCCTGCCGAGGTCAGCGCCGTTATGACAGAACTCCAGGGACGTGTGTGCATCCTGCTGCGCGGCATTTCTCAGCCACTTTTCGTGCGTTGTGAGTCCGGTGCCACGGCGGATGCTTTGGCCCAGGCAATGACTGCTCGCATCAATGCCGTGATGGCCGAACGTCATAACGGCGTTTAACGCGTATTTACAGGGTATTCAGGGCGAGATATGGCGGCTAAATTTTCCATTCGAGAGTTCCAGAAATCGCTGGCGGAGTTGGCATCCAGCCTGCGCCGAACCATCGAGGCGGAGTGCATCGGCTTCGATACCGGCGTAGCGGCAACGGCTGAGCGGCGCAGGCTCGTCGCTGACCCGCAGAACGGCTACCGCTACTTCGTGCAAACCTACTTCCCGCACTATGTCCGCCACGCTGACCCCAGCGAGCTGCATGTCCATCTGTTCAGCCGCCTGCCGCAAATCGTGGCCAGCCCGAAGGGCGAGCAGGATGCCATCGCCGCCCCCCGTGGTGAGGCCAAGTCGACGCTGGTCAGTCAGCTGTTTGTCTTGTGGTGCATTATCCGCGCCATCAAACGCTATCCGGTCATCATTATGGACAGTATCGACCAGGCGTATCCGATGCTGGAAGCCATCAAGGCCGAGCTGGAGTTTAACCCCCGTCTGCTGGCGGACTTCCCCGAAGCGTGCGGCGCGGGGCGCGTGTGGCAGATGGGCACCATCCTGACGCGCAATGATATCAAGGTACAGGTCGCCGGTAGCGGTAAAAAGCTGCGCGGCTTGCGTCACGGCCCATACCGTCCCGACCTGGTGGTGCTGGACGATATCGAGAACGACGAACAGGTACGCAACCCCGACCAGCGCGACAAGGTCGAGAACTGGCTTAAAAAGACCGTGCTGCCGCTTGGCGGTGCCGGTGCCAAGATGGACGTCATCTATATCGGCACCATCCTGCATTACGATTCGGTGCTGTCACGTACCTTGCGCAACCCGCTGTGGCGTCATGCGCGGTTTAAGGCCCTGCGCCAGTGGCCTGCCAATATGGCGCTGTGGGACACCTGGGAGGAGATCCTGCGCAACGACGGCGAGGATGCCGCCAACGACTTCTACACCCTGCACCAGGTGGAGATGAACGAAGGCGCTGTGGTGTCCTGGTCGGCGCGTCCGCTGCTGGCGTTGATGCTTATCCGTGCCCGTGACGGCCATGGCACCTTCGACTCTGAATACCAGAACGATCCGGTCAGTGGTGAAGGCGCGATCTTCGCCCATTGCATTCATTTCTGGGTTAACCGACTCAATGAATGGCTGTTTTACGGCGTGTGCGACCCCAGCCTGGGCAAGGCCGGGGCCAGCCGTGACCCGTCGGCGCTGCTGGTAGGCGGTTTCAACCGCGCGACCGGCATCCTGGATGTGGTGGAGGCCCAAATCCGCAAGCGGCTGCCGGACAAGATAATCAGCGACATCATCGACCTGCACATCGAATACCGCTGCCTGATCTGGGGCATCGAGTCGGTGCAGTTCCAGGAGTTCCTGCGCACCGAGCTGGTCAAGCGGTCGGCGGCGCTGGGGTATCCCGTTCCCGCGCGGGCCATCATCCCCCACGCGGATAAGCTGCTGCGCATCGAGACCCTGCAACCCCATATGGAAAATGGCCTTATCCGCCTGCATTCGACGCAGAACACGCTGATCCAGCAGCTGCGCCACTTCCCCAAGGCTGACCACGACGACGGCCCGGATGCCCTGCACATGCTGTGGAGCCTGGCGGTAAGCAGTACGCCATCGTTTGAGTTTCGTTCCGCTACTTCATCCCGTGCCCGCCGTGGGCGCGGCGGTTTTTCTAAAGGAGGCTGGTGATGCCTGCATTAGTTGATATTTACGGTAATCCCCTGTCTTCGAAGACGCTCAAGCAGCAGCAGTCGGAGACCACAGCCAGCTACCTGCGGCGCCAGTGGGCGGAGCACCCTTCGCTGGGCGTCGATATCCAGCGGCTGTACCGCATTTTTCAGGAGGCCGAACAGGGCAACCTGACCCGCCAGGCGGACTTTTTCAGCGACATGGAAGAGCGCGATGGTCATCTGTTTGCCGAGCTGAGCAAGCGCCGCCGGGCGGTGATGCCGCTCAACTGGAGCATAGCGCCACCGCGTAATGCCAGCGCGCGCGAGAAGTCGATGGCGGCGGAGGCCTCCGAATGGTTCCAGGACTTGCCGGACTTCGAAGCACTGTTGTTCGATATGCTTGATGCCATCGGTCACGGCTTCTCGCCGGTCGAGCTGGAGTGGGAACGTGCCGAGGGGATCTGGTTGCCCAAAGCCTTCCACAAACGCCCCCAGCGCTGGTTCCAGACGCCGCAGTTCCAGGGCAACACCATTACCCTGATTGACGGCTCCCAGGACGGTGCCGCGCTGCAGCCGTTCGGCTGGATCTTGCACAAGCACCGCGCCAAGAGTGGCTGGCTGGCCGAAAGCGGCCTGTTCCGTATTCTGGCCTGGTCGTATCTGTTCAAGAATCTGTCCGCCCGTGACCTGGCCGAGTTCCTGGAGATTTACGGTCTGCCCATGCGGGTGGGTAAATACCCGACCGGCACCACCGAAGACCAAAAAGACATCCTGATGGATGCCATCATGAGCCTCGGGCACGACGCGGGCGGCATTATCCCCGATGGTATGCTGATTGAATTCCAGTCTGCCGCCCAGGGCCAGGTTGATCCGTATCAGTTCATGATCGAGTGGTGCGAGCGCACCCAGTCAAAAATCATCGACTGGGGGCCACGCTGACCGCACAGGCCGACGGCAAGACCAGCACCAATGCCCTGGGTAACGTACATAACGAAGTCCGTCACGACCTGATGGCCAGCGATGCGGTACAGCTGGCGGGCACGCTGACCCGTGAGCTGTTGTATCCGCTGTTGGTACTCAATGGTTACGGCGATATCACGCCGCGCCGGATGTGCCGCTTTAAATTTGATACCCGTGAACCGGAAGACCTGACCCAGACGGCGACCGCTATCGACCGACTTGTCCGCGCCGGTGTGCCGGTGACAGTGGATTGGGCGCTGGAGAAAACCGGTATGCCGACGCCGAAAAAAGGCCAGGCGCTGCTGCAGCCCTTGACCGCCAGCCCGTTCGGTACGGTGGGACTGAGTCAGTCCGCCGCCCTGACGCGGCTGGCCGCGCTCAATACTGCCGGAACGGTGGAAGATGACCCCGTCCAGGTAGCCATTGATGATGCGCCGCCGTCTGTTGCCGACGCCGTCGGCCAGGCCATGGACAAGATGCTGTCACCGGCGCTGGCAGCTCTGGAGCGGGGCCATTCGCCGGATGAGGCGATGGCCATGCTGGCGACGGCCTACCCGCAACTGGACGACAGCGAACTGCGCCAGCTGATCGCCCAGGCCATTTTCGTGGCGGACGTGTGGGGACGACTCAATGGACGTTGATCTGGGGTTCGCCATGACCCTGCAGCCGGAGAAGGCGATCGCCTACTTCGAGTCGAAGGGCTACACCATCGGCTTCAACTGGCACGACGTGGAAGACGCGGCCCACGCCACGGCGTTCACCGTGTCCGGTATCCTGAAGCTGGATGTCCTGACCGATATCAGCACCGCCCAGGCCAACGCGCTCAAAGAGGGCAAGTCCCAGGCCCAGTTCAAGAACGAGCTGGTGCCCGAACTGGCCCGCAAGGGCTGGATCGGCAAGGGGCTGAAAGCCTCCCCGGACGGCGAATTGGAGGGCAAGCAGCTGCTGCCGTACCGACTGGACACCATCTTTCGCACCAACATGCAGTCCAGCTACATGGCGGGACGCTACCAGGGCATGATGGAGAACGTCGCCTTCCGCCCTTACTGGGAGTACAGCGCGGTGATGGATTCGCGTACCCGTCCGTCCCATGCCTCCCTTAACGGGCGCGTGTTTCGTTACGACGATCCGTTCTGGGATACCTTCTTCCCGCCGAACGGCTACAACTGCCGGTGCACCGTTCGCGCCCGTAGCGAGCGAGACGTGGCCAATCACCCGATCGGCGTCGAATCGACGGACGATCGCCTGGAGACCATCCAGCAGCCCTACGGCCCCGACGGTAAAACGCGCCCGGTTACGGCCTATCAAGACCCCAAGTCTGGCCGCATCTTTACCCCGGATGCCGGGTTCCACCTCAACCCTGGCAAAGGGTACATGCAGGCGTTGGGGCAGCAGCTGCTGCGTAAGGGCGACACGGCACCGCCACCGCTCGCCGCCCAGGCGGTGCAAACGGTCTTTGCCTCCCCGCGTGAGCTGGAGACCTTTACGCGTGACCTGTCCGAGTGGGTACGCCGCGCCGCCGCCGATCCGGCACTGCGCCAGGACTGGCGCTATGCCGGTGCCTTGCTGCCGTCGGTACTGGATGCGCTGCAGGTTGCCCCGCAGAGTGCGGCCATTACCTTGCCGGGCGCGGTGGTGCGTGATGCCGGGAGTGTCTCGCTGTCCAATGCCTGGTGGCGTTTGCCTGCGCTGCTGGCGCATCCGGATGTGGTGCTGCAGGGAGCCAGCGGCGACCTGGTGTATGTGGTGACGCAAAGCGGTACGCCACGCGCGGCGCGGGTGGGATTTTCTGACGGTAAACCCGTGGTAAAAGAGACCTGGATGTTGTTTGACGGCGATGAGGCGGAGCTGATGCACCTGCCTGTCCTGGTGGGAGAATGGCGCAATGGCTGAGTTGTTTATTGAGGTGCCCGACACATTGCGGCGTGCCCTGGAGCGCATGGTGCGCCAACTTACGAACCGCCAGCCGCTGATGCGGGCGATCAGTGAGGATATGCTGGACGCGGTGATGGAGAATTTCGCGCAGGAGGGGCGGCCCAAGTGGCTCCCAATCCAGCGGGCGGGCAAGATACTGCAGAACACCCGCCGCCTGATGTCTTCCATCGACAGCGATGCCGACAACAACATGGCGGTGGTCGGCACCAACGTGGTGTACGCGCGCATCCATAACGAAGGCGGGAAAACCCGCCCGCATGTGATCCGCCCGCGCTACAAGCAGGCGCTGGCTTTCAACGGTCGGGTGGTCAAAAAGGTCAATCACCCCGGCTCGGTTATCCCGGAGCGCCGCTTCCTGAGTCTGACCGACGACGACCACAACACGATCCATCACACCATCCAGGACTACCTGGACAGCGCGCTGGACGATTAGCGGCCTGTACGCGTCATCACGCGAATAACCGCCTGAATTGATACGATGTTACCACCCAGCCCCCGTTAACCGCTTACGCGGCGATTTAAACGGGGTTTAAAGGGGGTATCGGTCGCCGCGTTTGCCTGTTATCTTCTTTTTCCTGCCTTCCTCCTGTTTCGCCCCCACGGTATTACCCACTACGCCCCGGTCACTGCTTGCTGTTTCCCCCTCCCGGTAGAGTGCTGCCTATCAGCCACTTTAGGGAATGATTTATCCGTGAAATCACCGTTACGCCTCGCCGCGCTCAGTGTTGCTATTAAAAGTGCCGGGCCGCGTGTGCAGCTTTTCCCCGCCGGTGTCTTCAGTGCCAGGGACGGCAGGCCCCACGATGCGCCGCACTGGTATATCGATGCCGCCCTGGCGCAGGTGCTGATTGATGAAGCGGCGCAGCGTAACACGCCGTATTGCTTCGACTACGAACACCAGACCCTGCACAGCCAAAACAACGGCAAACCCAACCCTGCAGCGGGCTGGTTTACCACGCTTGAATGGGTGGAAGGCGAAGGCCTGTTTGCCATTGATGTGAAATGGACAGACGCCGCCCGCGCCATGATTGAGGCCGAGGAATATTGCTTTATTTCTCCGCTGTTCAATTACGACACCCTGGGCAACGTAAAGCGTTTGATTAACGCCGCGCTGACGAATACGCCTGCGCTGGATGATATGGAGGCGCTGCTTGCGGCGGCTTCTCAACAACTGACGGGAGAGAACACCGTGGACGACGATGAACTGTTACAACAATTGCGCTGGATGTTGAACCTGCCGCTGTCTTCGACGGCTGACGACATCAAGGCCGAGCTGCAAAAGCTGATTAACCGGCTTTCCGACAATCAGGGCACCGCAGCGGCCAGCGTCAACCTGCTGGAACTGCTGACCCAGCAGGACGAGCGCATTGCTGCATTGTCAGCGCAAACGACTGATAACCCCGATCCGGCCAAGTTTGTGCCCGTCAGCGTGCTGGAGTCGGTACAGCAACAGCTGGCGGCACTGAGCCAGAAAGTGACCGGCGGCGAAGTGAACGGGCTTATCCAGGCCGCCCTCAGCGATGGCCGCCTGCTGCCGGATATGCAGGGCTGGGCCGAAACGCTGGGCAATAAAGATATTGCCTCGCTGAAGGCCTTCCTGGACAAGGCTCCGAAGGTCGCGGCGCTTAACGCGATGCAAACCGGCGGCAAATCGCCAACCGATGTCCTCGACAAATCCGGACTGAATGCCGACGCCCTGGCCGTGTGCAGCGTGTTCGGCCATGACCCGAAAGACGTCGCCGCGTTATCACAGGAGGTTTAACCATGGCAGCCACCACCCAAGACCGTAATACCCCGTACCGCGACGGCGAATTAACGCCGATCCCCGTTGCCGCCAAGGAGAAGATCCCCGCTGGCGTCATTGTCTGCATCAATGCGGAAGGCTACGCCGTCAACGGCAAAGAAGCCGCTGGCCTCATCTATGCCGGGCGTTCCGATGATTCGGTGGACAACACCGACGGCGAGAACGGCGATCAGTACATCCTGGTGCGCAGCCATAAGGCGTTCTGTTGGGAGAACGACGGTAGCATCTCTCAGTCGCACCTGGGCAAACGGGCCTGCGTGCTCGATAACCAGACGGTGACGGCGGACGACGGCAGCGCCCCGGCGTCCGGGGACGGCAAGACAGAGGCCACGGCGGCCACCCGTTCCCAGGCGGGCACCATCATCATGATCGACACCGACGGTGTCTGGGTCTACTAAGGAGAAAGGCACATGTTAGTTAACGCATCGACGGTCAAGGCCATTTTCGTCAACCTTAAACTGACCTTTAACAAGGCGTTTGAGGCGGCTCCGTCGCAATGGCAGCGGGTAGCCACCCTGGTGCCGTCCACCGGCAAATCGAACGATTATTCCTGGCTGAGCAACTTCCCCAAAATGCGCAAGTGGATCGGGGATAAGCAGGTCAAGGCGCTGGAGGCCAATGGCTACACCCTGATCAACGACGACTTCGAAGCCACGGTGGCGGTCAAGCGCAACGACATCAAGGACGATCAACTGGGTATCTACGCCCCCCAGGCGCAGGATGCCGGGTTCAGCGCCAAGCAGTGGCCGGATGAAATCGTGTTCGAGCTGCTTAACCAGGGCTTTACCGCACTCTGCTACGACAAGAAGCCGTTTTTCTTCGACAAGCACCCGGTCGGCAAGGCGTTGTACTCCAACAAGGGCAACAAGCCGCTGTCCATCGATACCGTGGCCGCTGCCAGGGCGTCGTATGGGGCAGCCCGCACCCAGATGCGCAAGGTGAAGGATGAAGAAGGCCGCCCGCTGAACATCCTGCCTGACCTGCTGGTGGTGCCGCCTGCGCTGGAAGATATCGCCAACGCGCTGATGACTGCCGATCGCCTGGAAGATGGCAAGGCCAACCCGTACAAGGGTACGGCGGAAGTGCTGGTTGAGCCGCGCCTGACGTCGGACACCGCCTGGTTCCTGCTGGATACCAAGCGCCCGCTGAAGCCGCTTATCTTCCAGCAGCGTGAAGCGCCGGAGTTCGTGTCCCAGACCGACATGAACGCGGACGACGTCTTTATGCGCGGCGAGTTCAAGTTCGGGGCGGAAGCGCGCGGCCAGGCCGGTTTCGGCTTCTGGCAAATGGCCTTCGGCTCCACCGGCGACGGGAAATAGTCATGTACGCCACCCGCGACGACATGGTGACCCGGTTCGGTGAACGGGAAGTGATCTCCCTGACTGACCTCACCTATGCCGGTGCGATTGACGATCAGGTGCTGGCGGGCGGGTTATCCGCCGCCAGCGACGAGATCAACGGCTACATCGCCGGGCGCTACCGCCTGCCGCTGCCCAAGTTGCCGCCCATTCTGAAAGGGATCGCCTGTGACATTGCTCGTTACCGACTGACCGGCACCGAGCGCGTCTGCAGCGAAGAGATCCGCGACCGTTACCGGGACGCCATCCGCTACCTGGAAGGCGTGGCGGCGGGTCGCGTCAGCCTGGGCACCTTTGACGACACTGGCACCACCGTGCCCTCCAGTTCTGCCGGGGTGAAGTTCTTTTCCGGTCGGCGTACCTGGGCACGGCGCTCTACCGGCGGAGGGGGTTACTGATGATTAGCGAGACCGAGCTGGCCATGATTGAACGCCTGCGCGCGGGACTGGGTGACATGGTGAAAGAGGTGAGCAGCTACGGCGGCGAGCTGGACGACGTCGGGGCCATTGTCCGGGCGTTACCGGCAGCATGGGTCACTTTCCTGGGGATACAGAGTTCCGCCCCGGTCAGCACCCACAAGAACCGCTTTCGCGTGACGGGTCGCTTTGCGGTGATGGTCACGGCGTACAACGTGCGCCAGGAAGCGGCTCAGCGGCGCGGTGGGCCTCGGCTTGACGAAGTGGGCTGCAACCTCATCATCCGTTCGGTGCGTCGTCTGCTGACCCGCCAGGACATGGGCTTGCCGATTGAGCCGCTGATGCCGGGCAGGGTGCGGTCACTGTTCAGCTCAAGGCTCCATGAAAAAGCGATGTCGGCCTATGCCTGCGAGTTCGACACGGTCTGGATTGAAGAGGCGCTGGAGTGCGGCCACTGGCCCGCACCGGAAGGCGACGACGACCCCGACCGGGTGTTTGCCTGGTATCGCGGGCGGCTCGACAAGCCGTATCCGATGCATGAGAGCACCGGGCTGGCGTATCACCTGGATGGCCAAGGCCCGGTGGTGGCGCAAGACATTATTTTTACAGAGGCAAAAGACCATGATTAACGTGATCGCCCGCAAAGGCATCCGGGTGCCAAAAGAAGAGATGCCCGACCGTTACATCACCGACAGCGAAGCGGTCAGCGTTGAGCAATCCGCCTACTACCGCCGCCGCTTGCACGAAGGTGATTTGCTGCTGGCCACCGATGCATCGCCCGGCGATGCACCAGCGGTCAACGATACCGAACAGACACTTCCCGCCAAGGTTAAGGGGGCGAAATGAGCATTGATGCCACTATCCCGATCCCGACGTACAAGCCGGGCTTTTACTTCGGGTTCAACACCACGCTGGCGTCCCGCGCCCTGGCGACCAACGACCAGAAGCTGGTGATTTTAGCCCAGCGCACCACCTTGCCCACGGCGGCGGAGCGGTTGACGCCGGTCGATGTATTCAGCGACGAAGAGGCCGCCGTCTACTTCGGGCGCGGCTCCCAGGCGCACCGTATGGCCAGGGCTGCTATCTATGCCAACGGCTACCTGCAGCTGGCGATCGTCGGCTTGGAGGATGCGGCTGCCGGTGTAGCAGCGACCGGCTCCCTGGCGTTGTCGGGGACGGCCACCGGCACGGGCCAGGCGCGGTTGTCGGTCTGTGGCGTCACCGTGGCCGCCGCCGTGGCCAGCGGTGACAGCGCCGAGGTGGTGATGACTGCCCTGGCCGATGCCATCAACACGCGCCAGGAACTGCCGGTATCGGCGAGCGTGGAAGATATTCCGGCGGAAGGCGGCGGTAAATCGACCGGCAAGCAAATCACCCTGATTGCCCGCAACAAGGGCACCGTGGGCAATCAGGTCGGCCTGACGGCCACGGTGAACGCTGCCGGGTTGACGGCGACGCTCAAGGCCATGAGCGGCGGCCAAGGTGACCCCGAACTGGATGATGCCCTGGCAGCTATCTTCAGCGCCGGTCATACCCTGGTGATTTCGCCGTACTCCGATACGGCCTCGCTGCGTACCTTGTCCACGCACCTGGATAAAGTCTCCGGGCCGCTGGAGCAGCGCGGCGCGGTCGGCGTCACCGGCTGGAACGGCACGCTGTCAACGGGCACGACGCTGACCACCGCCGTCAACGCGGCGCGCATTACGATGGGCTGGTACAACGGCTCCGCGCTGCCGAACGGCGAGCTGGCCGCCGTGTATGCCGCCATCATGGCCAGCGAATCCGACCCGGCGCGCCCGCTCAACACGCTGACGCTGCCGGGGCTGGATATCACCGGCCAGGACAAGTGGCCGGGACGTACCGAGCAGGAGAATGCGCTGAGTAACGGCCTAACGCCGTTCGAGGTCAGCGGCAGTACGGTGCAAATCGTGCGCGCTGTCAGCACCTACGTGAAGAACGCGATGGGCGTTACCGATCGCTCGTTGATGGATGTCACCATCATTCGTTCCCTGGACTACGTGCGCCTGGCGTGTCGTACCCGTATGACGCAGCGGTTCCCGCGTGAAAAGCTGACCGACACCCGGCTGGCGCGCATCCGCTCCGAATTGCTGGACGTGCTGTATGCGCTGGAAGCCCTGGAGATCGTCGAGAACGTGGACGCGCTGAAAGACCAGCTTATCGTTACTCGCAACCTGCAGGACGACACCCGCGCCGATGCCACCATTCCGGCGTCCATTGTTCGCGGCCTGCATGTGTTCGCGGGCACCATTTATCTGCTGTAAAGGGGGCCAACATGGCACTGGAATATACAGGCTCTATCGTGCTGGAGGTCAACAGCACCGAAGTGGAGGTGACGGAGTTCAGCCCCCGCGAGACCACCGGTAAAAAGCTGGTCAAGACCATGAACAGCGCCGGACGCGCCAAGGGCTACACGCAAGGGATTGCGACCTGGGGGCTGTCCATCACCGCCGTGGTGCCGGTCGACCAGAACATCAACTGGGCGAAGATTGCCGGGGCGAAGCTGACCCAGTACCCGCTGACCGGCGGCAAGCGCACCACCTATCAGGATGTGTTTGTGACCGAGGTCGGCGAGCAGTACACCGTCGACAACGAAGCCCGCATCAATATCAGCGCCTTTGCGCTTAACAAGATTGAGGAATAACCGATGGACTTTACCCATAGCGCTACCTTGCCGATCGGCATCTTTTATCAGGGACAGCTGCACCGTGATTTTACCATCCGTATGAGCACCGTCGGCGACGAGATCGCCGTGGTGGAAGACGGTATCCCGGACTCCGGCACCCTGGTCGGCGTGATGGCGCGCTGCCTCATCACCCTGGGCAGCATTCCGGCTGAGGAAATCACCTATCAGCTGCTGTGTGATGCGCTGGTCTCCGAGGACTATCAGGCCCTGCGCACCGCCCAGCAAGAGGCGAAAAAAAAGCTCAGCGAGCTGAAGAGCGCCTCGGTGATTACCGATACGCCATCATCCGACTTGGCCAGTACGGATACAGCGAAGAGCGAGTCAAAGGGCTTAGCGCTGTAGCATTGAGCGGGGTTCTCGACGCCATCCATAGGCTGGAGAACCCCAAAGGCTGGAAAAAGAGCAAGTCGAACACCGTTAAAAGCCTCCGTCGCCCACGCAAAGGGCGCGGCGGTTCTCCCGCTCGCCACCGTAAGAACAACCGGAAGTAGCGTATGGCCCGTGAATTTGATACCCAGATAAAATTTGGGGTAAAGGATGAAGCGACGCCGCGCATCCGTTCCCTGTCCGAAGAGTTCAGCCGCATGAGCCGTACCCGCGAGAGGCAGGGTATCCGCTCTGAACAAAGTATTCAGCGTGAAATCACGCGCACCATTGCAGCCTGGAACCGCCTGGAGGTCAGCGGTTCCCTGTCGGCGAAAGAGCAGGAACGTGCTTACCAGAAGATGCTATCGACGGTGGCCAGGCTGCGCCAGGAAATGGCGGTTGTAGAGCGCCAGCAGTCGAGCACCTCCACCAACGAATTCCGGCGCATGAGCAGCGCCCGCGAGACGCTGGGCATCCGGTCGGAGCGCAACATTCAGCGCGAAATCGCCCGCACCGTTGCCTCCTACAACCGCCTGGAGCGCAGCGGCACCCTGTCTGCCGCCGAACAATCCCGCGCGTTTGAAAAGATGCAGTCCACGGTGGCCAAGCTGCGCCAGGAAATGGCCGGGGCGGAGCGTCAGCAGCGCAGCTGGGGCAAGGCAGCATTCGCCATCGGCAGCGGTATCGCGGCGGGAGCCATGACGCTGCGCAAACCGATCAATGACCAGGCCAGCTACAGTATGCACCTGGCCGAGTTGTCCAACCTCGCCTACAACAAAGAGGACGTGGCCGGGCGCATCGCGGGCAAAAAGGTGCTGGACGCCAGCATCCGCAAAGCGCTGCGGCTGGGCGGCGGCACGCCGGAGCAGGCCTTTGCCGCGCTGCAGTCGATGATCCGCTCCGGCTCGATGACCGTGACCGAGGCGCAGCAGTCGCTGCCCGGCGTCATGATGAACGCCTCGGCGACCGCGTCTGATCCGGAAGCGGTGGCCAACCTGCAGGCCAGCGCCTACAACTTCGGCCTGTCGAAACAAGATGCGCTCTCCGCGCTGAGTGTGACCACTACCGCCGCACAACATGGCCGCGTCGGCGTACCGCTGCTGGCCAGGGAAATGCCCAAGGCGCTGGAGTCCGCGAAATCGGCCGGTTTTAAAGGCCGTGCGGGCTTCTCCCAGGTGGCGGCGCTGTTTGAAGCTGCGGCCATCGGTGCCGGTACGCCGGAGGAAGCGGCGACCAACGTCACCAACCTGCTGGCCGAGCTGACGTCCAGCAACCTCAGCAATAACGCCAAGCACATCACGATCAAGGGCAAAGGCGTCGATTTTAAAGCGCTGTCCGTGAAGGATGCAGCCAAGGGACTGACCCCGCTCGACACCGTCAATAACCTGGTCGATACCGCCCTCAAGTATGACAAGACCTATCAGGGGCTGGGTAAGAAGCTGGCCAACACCAAAGACGAAGGCGCGCGCGCGTCGCTGGAGGCGCAGCGCGATCTGATTGAGGGGCAGTACATTTCGCAGCTGTTCCCGAACCAGTATTCCAAAAACGCCTTCCAACTCTATCGCCGGCAAATACCGTATTTCAACAAGCTGCAGCATGAGCAGATGGAGCAGTTCGATCTGCCGGCAGAGAAGCGGTCTGCCGAGCTGGACTTCGACCTGATTAAGCAGGAGCCGGAGTTTCAGATGCACCAGGCACAGAACGAGAAGCTGTTCGCCACTAACGACGCCGTGGCCCCTGTCGCCAAAACCCTGGGCGACCTGGCCGACTATGGCTCCAAGCTGGCGCAAGAGTTCCCTGGGCTGACAACGGCGGCAGCCGGTGCAACGGTGGCCATTACGGCGTTGGGTGCGGCGGCGGCAGTGAAGTCCGGCGCTGACCTGTTGATGGGGCGTGGCGGTGGTGCCACGGCGGGTAAGGCTGGCGCAGGCGTGCTGGGCAAGCTCAAAGGGCTTTTCGGCAAAGGTGGCGCAGGCGTCGCGGAAGGCGCGGCCACTGCTGGTAAAGCGGCGGGCATGTTGAAGTGGGTGCCGTTCCTGGGCGAAGCCGCGATGGCATACCAGGGGTCACAGGATTTTCCATTAATAAAAATTCAGCGCGGCAAAGACCAGATGGCAGAAGCGTTCGCCAAGGGTGGAGAGGCAAACCCTGACATGATGGCGCTGATGCCCAAACCTGCCGGGGCACTGGATGCCCTGGACGAGATCCGCAAGTGGTTCTCCGGTAGCGGCCAGGATAAGGCGTCAGATAAAGCCGCTGCAGCGGCACCTCCCCCCGCCGCGCCGCCCGTTAACCTGACGGTCATGCTGGATGGCCGCGAGATTGCCACCGCAATGGAACAACGACTAGACCGCGATGGGAGAAGAAAATAATGGTTGATATCGTGCATGACCTGGCGGGCGCGCTGGGCATCGATACGTTGCTCCCGGCCTCGTTCCGGGGCGTTGAGTTCGACTGTCTCTATACCCGCGACACCCTGTCCAGGGACACAGTGGCCTATGAATACCCCTACCGCGACGGGGCGGAGGTAGAAGACCAGGGCATGAAGGCGATGAATTTTCGCCTGTCGGCGCTGTTCTGGGGCAACCGCTATCAAACCGAGCTAAAAGCCTTCCTAAAGACGCTGAAAGAATCCGGGCCGGGGGAGCTTGTCCACCCGGTCTATGGCTCCATCCCCAAGGTGCAGTTTTTGGAGGCGGGTGTTGAGCATGAGGTCGAACCGCTCAATGCCGTCACTGTTGAGCTGGTCTTTATCGAGGCGACCACCGAGCAGGCGCTGTTTGCGACAGTCTACCCAGAGACCAGCACCGACAGCCTGCTGGACACCGTGAAGAAAGCCTTCAGCGACACCATGGGATGGATTAAGCAGGCGCAGGATGCGATGGGCCGGGTCAGTAACATCATCGCGTCGGCGGAGTACGTGGTGCAATCGTTGGCCAACGAGATCCAAAGTACCATCGGCAGCGCGCTGAACTATCTGGACTACCCGGCGGCCTTTGTCTCCGACCTCAAAACCCTGCTGTCAGCCTTTACCGATCGCCTGGACTTCAACGAGGTAACGCGCCTGACCGACTGGCAGGCGGTACGCGCCCTGGGCAAGCAAGTGATCACGCTGCAGGATAACCGCTTCACCGTCTCGCAATCGGCGGACAGCGGCGGCGTGTTTGTGTCCACGCTGCACCGCGCCAGCATAATGCCCCAGGAGGACAGAGACCTGGTCAATCAGGTTGTCCGATTGGCGGTTATCAGCGAGTGGGTGGAAGTCGCCGCCGATATCATGCAGTACGAAAGCGAAACCCCGACCCTGTCCGCAACGGACATTGAGCGCATCACCAATGATGTCCGGTCACTGATTGTGGAGGCCATCCAGGTGCAGCGCAGCATGATGGCCACGAGGCAACAGCAGGCGCAGCAGGCGCTGGGCGTGACGCAGGATATCAGCAATGACGCGGCGCAGATTGCCGAGCTACAGGCGTTTGCCTACACCCTGCAGCAGCTCGCCAGGGGCGTTATCTTGACGCTGCCGCCGCTGGTACGTCGTGAAGTTAAACGCGCCTGTAACCTGCATTTACTGGCGTTTGAATGGTATGGCGATCGCAGTCGCGCAGTCGAGCTGGCGCGGCTCAATCCGACCTTACGTAATCCCAACAGTTTACAGCCGGGGGACGTGCTTTATGCCTTCGCTAAATGACGGTGCCGAGCGCATTACGCTGCGCATCGGCGGGGTCTCGCATGATGACTGGCTGGACTTCGAGGTCGATTCCGACCTGCAGACGCCCGCCGATGGCTGGTCATTCTCCGTCGGCAACGTGGAAGCGGCGTTACCGGCGGAAGTCCGGGCCGGTGCCAGGGCGGAACTGCGCACCGGTGATGATGTGATCATGACCGGCCAGGTGGATGAAATCACCGATGATATCAGCAGAAACCAGCACAGCCTGGCGCTGTTTGGCCGTGATGCCTCGGCGGTACTGGTGGATTGCTCAGCCCCTATCTTCACTGCCCGCGACATGACGCTACAGGAGGTGATCAGCCAAATCGTCAAGCCGCTGGGCGTGACGGCGATCCGTATCCAGGCAGAAAAGCCGCTACCGTCGAAGAAAGCGAGCATCGACCCTGGCGACACCGCCTGGGATGCGCTGAAGAAAGCGGCAGAAGCCAGCGGCCTGTGGCCCTGGGTCACGGCGGACGGCACGCTGGTTATCGGCGGCCCGGATTACAGCACCCCGGCAGTCGATACCCTGGTACTGCGCAAAGATGGCCAGGGCAATAACCTGCTGCGCCTGTCCGTCACCCAGAACGTCAGCGCCCGCTACTCCGAAGTGACGGTGCTGGCTCAGGGACACGGCACGGCAAACGCCGACGGCAAGCATGACCGGCGCTGCACCGTGCGCGACACCTCCGTGCCGTTCTACCGCCCATTGATTGAGGTGGTGGCCGATACCGACAGCGACGAAGAGGTGCAGTTTCGTGCTCGCAAGTTGATGGCCGATGCCCGCCTGCAGGGCTTTTTGATGACCGCCGTCGTCAAGGGACTGCGCACCGCCGCCGGGCAACTCTGGGCACCGGGGCAACGTGTGCAGGTCAAGAGCGAGAAGCACGGCATCGACGACATTTATTTTGTGATGCATCGCCGCTTCAGCGGTGGGCGCGGCCAGCAGCTGCTGACCACGCTGACCCTGCGCGAGGACGGCATCTGGTTGCCTGACGCCTTTCCTAAATCCAAGCGCAAGCGCAAAGGGAAAGGCAAGAAAGGCAAAAAAGACCTCTGGAACAGCTGGGAGCAGATCGACAATGGCTAATCTGACAGATTTGATTGATAAGCGCATCCGCCGCGCCTTGGGCGGCATTCGCTTGGCGTATCGCGGGGTACTCAACCGGGTCACGACCCAAGGCGGCGTCCAGATGACGCAGGTCGCGGGGCTGGCCAGCGAAACCACCCCGGAAGTGGAGTTCTTCCAGCACTACGGGCTGACGTCTGTCCCGCCCGACGGTGCGATGGCCATCATGCTGCCCGTCGGCGGTGCGACCTCTCACAGCATTGTCATCGCCACCGAACACAGCAGCTACCGCCTGCAGGGACTCGAGGGTGGCGAGGTGGCGCTCTACACCGACGAGGGGGCCAGCATCATCCTCAAGCGCAACAAGGTGATCGTCGTCGAGTGCGACGACTATCAGGTCAAATGTAAGCGCTACAGCATCGAGGCCGAAGAGAGCGCCGCCTTTGATACACCTGAACTGACGGCCACCCAGCAGGTCATTGCCGAGGGCAAAATCAGCGGCAATGGCGGGATGGCCATCAAGGGCGGCAAAGGTGCGACCGCCAGCTTCGAGGGCAACGTCGAGCACACCGGCGGCACAATCAGCAGCCCCGACGTCGAGATTAACGGGGTCAAGCAAGGCACCCACAAACACAATACACCGTCCGGGCTTTCCGACGGCCCGATCAGCGGGTAAACTGGTTTCGGCGCGGCCCGACCGCGCCACTCTTACCCACTACGCCCCCGTCACTGCCCGCCAGCCCCTGTATTGCCTATTCTGCGCCCCATGGACGCACTCATTGACAGCCAAACCGGCGACTACACCGGCACACGCACCTACGACCTGCACAATGCGGTTTACCTGCGGTTGAAAACGCCGCTGGGCGACTACTGGGCCGATCCGCTGCTGGGTTCCCGACTGCATGAACTGGAGCGCGCCAAAGACTCCGCCACGACCCGCCGCCTGGCGCAGCAGTATGCCGAACAGGCGCTGCAGCCACTGCTGGATGACAAGCGCGCCACCGCGCTGGCCGTGGGTGTGAGCCGTCCGCAGGATGGCTGGCTGCTGCTGACGATTGTCGTCACCCAAGCCAACAGCGCCGTCCAGACCTTCACCCATCCGGTAAAAGTGATTTAAACGGGGTTTTACATGGCGTACACAATACCGCTGCTGGAAGATATCGCCGCCACGCTGCTGCGGGATATCAGCAACCAGTTACCGGATGCCGACGTCGGCAAAGACAGCGACTTTGCCATCCGGGCGAACGCCATCGCCAGTGCCGTCCAGGGCCTTTACCAGCACCAGGTGTGGATTGTGCGCCAGATTTTCCCGGACACCGCCGACCATGACTACCTGGTGATGCACGCCCGGACACGCAACCTGCAACCGAAACCGGCCACCTATGCCGGTGGCAAGGTGCAACTGACCGGCAACGTCGGTGTTGCGGTAAAAAGCGGCCTGCAGTTCCGGCCCAAGGGCAGCAGCCTGCTATGCCAGACCACCGAGGATGCCACCGTCGGCAGCGATGGCAAGGTAGCGATAGCGGCCAGGCCGCTGGAGACCGGCACCGTGGGCAATCTGGCCGACAATACGCCGGGGACGTTGCTTATCGCGCCGGAGGGTATCGACAGCGAAGTTACCATCCTGCGCATGACCGGCGGCACCGACGACGAGACCGATGCCTCGTTGCTGGCCCGCCTGCTGGAAGTGATCCGCCGTCCCGCTGCCGGTGGCAACAAGTATGACTATCACCGCTGGGCGGTTGAAGTGCCTGGCGTCACGGAGGCCTATGTCTATCCTCTGCGCCGGGGCTACGGCACCGTGGACGTGGTGATTGTGGCCAACAACAGTATGCCGTCCGAAGAGACCATTAAGGCCACCCAGGCGCATATCGATGACGTGCGCCCGGTCACGGCCAAAAATACCCTGGTGCTGGCCCCGGAAGAAGTGATTACCGATGTGTCCGTCAAGGTCAAATTATCGGGGCTTTCACTGGATGAGGCGAGAAAGCAAATTACCGCTGCCATCACCGATTATTTTAATCGCCTGGCACCGGGTGAAATTGCCGTTTTAAAACAAATCGGCGGCAGCATCACCAATATTGTCGGCGTTATCGATTACGACTTTATTAAGCCCACGGGGAATATTGTGCCCGTGGTAGATAAAACCAAGGTGCAATGGATTCGCCTGGGCACCGTGACCGTGGATAAATTGCCATGAACGGCCAGGATTACGCCGAGCTGCTGGGGCTGTTGTTACCGCCTAAGAGTTATTCCCTGGACGGCAAGCAATTAAGCGCGGAACTGTTGGCGGAAGGCAATTGCCTGGCACGCGCGGAAATCAAGTCGGACGAGGTATTAAACGGGATAACGCCGTTCTTTGCCCTCAGCCTGCTGTCGGACTGGGAACGGGTGCTGGCTATCAGCATTGACAGCAGCATGACAATACAGCAGCGCCGCCAACAGGTGCTGGCCAAGATTAACGCCACCGGCGGACTGAGCCGGAATTACTTTATCAACCTGGCCAAATCGCTGGGCTACAACATCACCATCGACGAACCGGAACCCTTTAGAGCGGGCATTAACCGCGCGGGTGATCGTCTTTGGGTGCCGGAAATTATCTGGGTCTGGATAGTTAATATCGACGATGCCCAGGTGCCGGTGTATCGCTTCCGGGCGGGCAGTTCGGTCGCAGGTGAAAAGCTCACGACCTTTGGTCAAAACCTGATTGAAAACCTATTCCAGGATTTAAAACCTGCACATACGCAAGTGGTCTTTAATTACAAGGAGAAACCCATACCATGAAAGAAATTATTTCTCCGGTCGATACCGAAGACGGCCTGTTTCATGATGGCGACCCATCAACAGGCACAGAAGGCACAGTGGTGTCGCAAAAATGGCTGAACCCGGTACAGGGTGCTGTTATCAGTAGCCAACAAGAAATGGCCGCCGTACTTAAAGAGGCGGGAATTAAAATCGACCCGTCCAAGCAAGACCAATTACTGGCGGCAATTATAAAAATCACTGGTACGGCGACGGAAGGTTTTTTAAAAGCAGGCGATTTTGGGCTTGGTGGTGGGCCAAGACATCTGGATGATGCATTAAGTGGCATATATCAATTTTATCGGGTTAACAATACGTCTAAAAACAGACCGGGCGATGGCGTATACGGTGTTATCAGCTTACCTTGTGATGGGGGGCCGTCAGCGGGATATTTGGCTGTTTCCAATGGTGGCGGGCTTTTGATTGGTAATTCTAATGGCTCCACTATGAAATGGAGACGAGCATTAACCGATGATTATAGTATGTTTCCTGTCGGTGCTCCCATTCCTTGGCCAAGTGACACACCACCAAGCGGTTACACACTAATGCAGGGGCAGACCTTTGATAAGGCGAAGTATCCCCAGCTTGCGATTGCCTACCCTGATGGTGTAATTCCAGACATGCGCGGCTGGATGATTAAAGGCAAGCCAGCCAGCGGACGAAATATATTAAGCCAGGAACAAGATGGCATTAAGTCCCACACGCATGGTGGCGCAGTAGCTGCGACAGACTTAGGCACTAAATCAACGTCGGCTTTCGACTATGGTTCGAAACAAACCACTGCGTTTGATTACGGCTCTAAATCGACCGATGCACAAGGCCAGCATCAGCATGATTATAATTTCTTGCGTTGGGAGGCCGGTTGGGGGTGGCCTTCAGGCAATACTAATATGGGCGCGGTTACTATGCAAACTTCCGCAGCGGGAAATCACGCGCACAACGTTTGGATTGGTGCTCATGACCATTGGGTCGGAATTGGTGCTCATAGTCATACAGTGGCATTAGGCAGCCACACTCACGGATTAACCATTAATGCTACTGGGAATGTAGAAAACACCGTTAAAAATATCGCCTTTAACTATATAGTGAGGTTAGCATAATGTTCGAAATGTCTGATGAAGCACAAACCATCAAGGTTTATAATTTTCTGGCTGATACAAAAGAATTTATCGGTATCAGTGATTGTTATATTCCTCCCGGTACTGGACTCCCCGCATACTGCACAGACACCAAGGCCCCGGAGGCTACTGAAGGTCGCGTCGCTTGCTTCGAAAATGATACGTGGGTATTGAAAGAAGACTACCGAGGGAAAACAGTCTGGGAGAAGAAAACTCGAAAAAAAATGGTAATTGACCAACTTGGCCCGCTTCCTGAAACTGTCACAATTATGAAACCCATGTCTGATTATGATGTCTGGGATACTGATAAATGGGTTAAGGATGAAAAGGCCGAGGCAAACCACATTATCAATGAAGCAGAAAACAAAAAGAAAATGTTGATAGCTATTGCAACAGAGAACATCAACACGCTAAATGATGCCCTTGAGTTGGACATGGCTACAGATGAAGAGAAAAAGCAGCTAGTCGTCTGGAAGAAACATCGTGTTGAATTAAGTCGAATCGATGTGAATCAAGCTCCAGATATTGACTGGCCAGTCATTTAA